TGTAATGTTAATAACGCCACCAGCGCCACCCATACGACTGTTAGGAATAATGCTGCCGCTAGATGATGGAGTAAATAATTCCGGTCCTTGCTCGCCTACGAGATAGGTTGTGCCTCCTGTAACTGAACCGCCACTGGCTCGACCGCCACCAAACAACCCACCAATAGCGCCACCAATTTTGCCACCGATAGAAATCAAAGTTCTAAATGCGCTAATTAAATTGCCAACAATAGTAACAACGGCTGAGATAGCCAGACCGATGCCTTCAATAGCAAGTTTGAAAACCTCACCGAAGAACGGGGCTACATAGGTTTGAAGGAACTTAAACAAAGCAACAAACTCATCTTTGTTATCTCCAACGGCTGACTTGATTCTATCAAATGCAAACTTTAGACCATCAATAATTGGAGTAAAAAACTTCTTGGCAAAATCGGCTACATCTTTGAATACATTGCCCAAGCCTTGTTTTCCACCAAGTCCATCTATAAAACTTTGAACCGCTGGGACAACCTTCTCAACAATGACAGTAACAATAGGAGTAATTGCATCTAGGATGAATGAGCCGATAGTCTCCTTGCCTTCGTCAAATGCGACCTTAAGGCGATCCATCTTTCCTGCAAAAGTCTCAGCCTGCTCAGTTGCTTGACCTGCGAATGTGGCACTTAGCGCAGCTGTTGCAGCTTCAAAATCTTTTGACTTGATAATGTTGGCGTCTATTCCAGCACCCAGTTTGTTAAGGGCTGTGAAGTTTCCATCATGTGCTTTTGCTAAAGCCTCAGATACAGCTGCTAAATCTTTACCAGTACCAGCGGCAATATTGATTGCAAGTGTCTGGAGTTTCTGTGCTTCCTCGACATCCTTAGTAGATCGAACTAGACGATCTAAAGACGGACGGAGTTTGTCATCTGTTACACCAAAGGCTAGTGATGTTTTTAGAATGTAATCTTCTGTAGCTGCGATCTGGTTGTTGGTTGCCCCAGTGACGTTCTTAAGAGATGTGGCTAAACGAACCTGAGCAGCTTCATCTTCGATTGCAGCCTTAACGCCATCGATGGCTAGTTTGCCTGCATAAGCAACCGCAGCTGCTCCAGCAGCGGCAAAGGCTAATCCTGCTACCTTGCCAAACTTTGTTAGTTTGTCACCAAAGCCTTGGACATCATCTGCGCCTGTGTTGAGTTTCTTTTTTAGATCATCGACATCGGCAAGGATTGAGAGTTTAAGTGTTCTACTTCCAGCCATTAGTCATACTCCTTCAAGATGCGCTCAAATGCTGTTTCCCATTGCTTGATTAACTCAGGCTGAATCTGACGCAGAGTTGGGTAAATAAAGTAACCCGAATTGCCTCGACCTTTGCTTGGCGTTCTTGATGGGAATTGCTTGAATCTATTTGATCCGAATTCCATACCAGCCCAGAGATCCTGAGTGGTTGCTCCGCCTGAAAACTTTTGAGATGCGAATCCATAAGAGAACTCGCCAATCTTGGATGACTTTGAAATTCTTACGCCATCTGCAACTCTGCGAGCTGCTGTGCCCGAAACTGTGCGACTGCCAGCTGCAGTCTTAATAGCATTGGCAGCATACTCAGCAAGGTTGGAAGATTCGACTTTAGCCTGTGTTATTGCCTCATCACTCATTGCTTTGAATGATCCGGTAATTCTACGAAGTTCTGCGCGATCGTAGGAGATTATCTCAGTTGCCATTTCTCTCCTTAAGAATCTCGATCGCAGTTAAAATATCACTAGCATCTTGCCATTCACTCATTGGTATGTGAGTGGCGATTGCCAATTCTATTAGGAGTCGGCTGATGCTTCCTTGCTTATGGCTTTTGGGGTATCGGTATCCACATCAACATCGATAACCAGTTCCATCCAAGGGTCGAGTGCCTTTGTTGGCATCCCACCCTTTTCTCTTTTCATTGCGCTGTGGGCTACGAACAGGATATCCCAGATCCCTGCGAACTCTGCAATATCCTTATTCGTAGTTTTTTCCCACTTGGCAAAATCTGGTGGATAAGCTGTGTAGGTTTCTTGTCCACCGTCATGAAATGTTATTGTGATTGCTTTTTGCATCTTTGCTCCCGTTGTTAGATTTTAACTGAATGTGTCTGCTGGTGTTCCAACTACTTGAAGTGTCCATGTATCTGTCTGCGCTCCTGGAGCTGTGCCTCCGACAGATGGGAACACTGGTAGAACGTTACAAGTAAAGACTGCGCCTGTAACTGCTGTAAGTGATACAGCTAGTGTTGTGTTTGGATTTGAATCAGCTGCTGTCCACATTGCTTCGAATAGTGAAGAAGTTGCGCCCCAGTCGGCAAGTAACTCTACATTCAGAGTCCAGATGTCGTCCGTGTGCTTAAAGGCTTTTCCATCGAGTGTCTGATAGATATCGATAGTTGGGCTGTTAACGAGTGTGACGCTAGTTGTTTGAGCATCGTAGTTTACCGTTGCGATACTTAATACCAGGTCGCGACCCGTAATGACTGTTGTTGGCATTATTGGTTCTCCTTATGCTGTTTGGGTGTACCAAGTGGACACCCTGATATCTGCGACCAGCAAGTTGCTAGCGCCTACTGTTGTTACTGTTGGTCGATCAACTACCTGGAGATCATATCCAGCTGGTATAACCGCCACAACACTTGTTACTAACTGCTCGATGTTGTCGAGTGATGCTGGATTGCTGTTGTAAGCAACGCAGCAGGTTATTGTGTAATTTAACTTGCATCGAAAGGTGCCCTTGCCGATTGTCTCAAACTCCATGTATGGAGAATCCGGAACGACAACGACTGCCGGTACTGGAACCTGTTCTGGGACGTAACTAAATACGTTCGCAGAGACACCAGCTAGTGCAGTGGCAAGAGGAGTACGAACAGCAGAGAGAATTGTTGACGGCATTATTGTGCCATCGTCTCTACATCAATATACGGCCCGAGAAGTCCAACAACGCGGTTAAACAAACTGCGCCCCATACGGTAAGGAGTAGGAGCAAAATCAACGCCTTCAATTTGACCTCCAGCAGCTGTGCGAGATTGAAAGACCTCAACTGAAACTACAAAGATCGCGGATTCAACCGCTGCAACGCCAACATAAGTTGAAGCGCCAGTTAATGTAGCAAGTCCGGATGGAATAACTGCGTGTTTTTCTTCATTTGCAAAAACGTTTGAATATGAAAATGAATTGTAAGCATTAACTTCGGTAATTGTATGCGTCCCGTTATAATTGTTTCCAATTCCAGTAATAACAACGCTTTGACCTACAATGAAATCATGTTGATCTATTGTGTAAAGAGTCGCTACTGAGTTTTCGCGTTCATGATAATAAATAGCCTCTGCGTATTTTACAAGCAAAGGCAAAATTACAGCCTCGCTAGTATCAATTATTTCGTTTAGATAACTGTCGCTGTATAAAGCGGATGAAACGCCAAGCACTGATCGCAACTCTGACGCTGTAATAATTGTTGGCATTTCATCCTCTCTAAACTGCTGCCGGGGAGATCGGGAGCAACCCCCCCGGCATGATTAAGTATTGGTTACTTATGCAACCATGTAACGGTATGCGCCAGCTGCTAACTTAGTAGCAATCGCGCCGTAACCGTAGTAAGCAACTTGAACCTGACCAGTTGAGATTACATTTGTCTGTAGTTGTAGACGTGGTGACTCGTACCATGTGTAAGCATCTGGATTTACAACGATAAGTGTGTTATCGCCGACTCCTGAGCCATCTGTTAGTGCAGTTGAAACACGTAGGTTAAGACCTAGTAGGTTTCCGCGAACTGCTGTTGCAGTCAATGTTCCGCCAGCGTTCTGAGGGTTGATTGTCTGCTGGAAAATTGGACGATTTGAAGAATCAACCAAGCCCATTAGTGCGCCCCATTGTTCTGGAGATACGATGATGTTCTGTGCAAATCCAAGTGTTCCCTTGTAGATAGAAACAGCTGCATCTGAAACGAAGTCAGAAACTAGAGCACCTGTTGTAAGTGCTGCGCGGTTTCCGCCATCTGTTCCACCGTTGATAAGTGCTGTTCCAACTGCAACATCTGTTGCCTTTGCGTATGCAAACTCCATCTGACGAACTAACTCAGCGAAGAACGCTGGTGAGCTGCGATCAAGAATTTCAAGACTGAATACCTGCTGGCCGATAAACTTCTGAACATTTACGCTCACAAACGCGGCATTTTGATCAGTATTTGATGGTGTTCCACCTTCAGATGCAACTGCAACTGTTGGAGCAACTGTGATCTTAGGAATCTCGAAAGTCATACCTGCATCAGGTAGTGCTCCGCGTGAGATTGAGTCAATGATTGGGCGATCTGCATTTGAGATGCCGTTGATAACTTCTGTTAACTGACGTGTTGGCACAAGACCAGCATTGTCTGTTGTGTCCGCTGCTGCTGCAACGTACATCTTTGAATCGTCATTGCCCAATGATGCGCGAACTGAGTGCTCCAAGTATGAAGCCTTGTCCACGATTGGGTTACGAACTGACTGTGAATTTAGAGGATAAGAAGTTGCTTTAACTTCTGACTTAGCAGCTTCAACCGCTTCGGTTGATACTGCCTCTGAAACGGTTTCTGACACTAGGTCGTCTCCTTCTGTCTTAGGTTCCTCGATCTGAGGTTCCGGGGTTGATTCGGTTGCTGCTTTGCCAGGATCTTCGGCTGCTGCTACCTTTTCCACTTCTGCACCTGGGATCGCTCCATCAGTTACAAGTGAAACTTCGATTAACTTCGATGCGCTGATAGCCATGACGCCATCCTTGTTATCCCACGCATCTACTTGAACGCCAACACTAAAATCAGAACGCAATCCAGTTGCAGCTTCTTCTAGTGCATCATTACCAGCGTTTGTCTTGGCAATCTTGAATGATGCAGTGATACCTGAATCATCCTGAGACCATTCAACCAGTTTGCCAATAGGCTTTGTTTGGTTGTGTTCTAAAACCAATTTAGTGTTCTTGCCAAACTCGATTGAGTTAGGAAGGAACTTTGTGCGTCCGGCTGAGGTGTTGCCCTCTGAATCCCATTGCACAATGCGACCAGCAATAATGCGTGATTCGGCATCTGCTGCTGTTAGTGTTACAGGAAATGTCAACTTCATAGCAACATGTCCTCCTCTTCGCGGATCTCAGCGACGCTCATTGCGCCGATTCTGTTTAGGATTTCATAAACCTGCGCGCGCTCCAACGGATTGCCACGCAAGAAATCATCTAGGTCGTAACGGATCTCGTTACCAGCGCCAACAAAATCTGGCATTGATAAACGCTGTTCGATCGCTGACAAGATAGGTCGCAAGGAGAAGTCAACTAATGAACGTCGCTCTGTAATAGCGTTTGAGTAGGTCATTGAGGTTTGTTCTGCACTTGCAAAATATGCTGGCAATCCAGCAGCTCTGCAAAGTTCTAGGGCAACGTATTGACGCGCCTCATTCAACTGTAGTTTTGCAGGATCAATTCCCATTGCTTGCAACTCGACATCCGCATTGAGAAATGCAGTTCCGCGATTTAAGCGAGCAACGCGCCAGGCTTCAAGTAACTTGCCAATACGCTCGGCTGTAAGATTTGTACCGTTTGACTTTAAGACCATCATTGGGACTGGCTCTTTTGCAAAAGTTTCAGATGCGTTTTCTAAAGCAACAGCTGCGCGGATTGTTCTACCGGCTCTGTTGAGGAAACCTTCATCAAGTCCGTTAAATACAACTAAACTTCCAATGCCCATTGCTGGTACTGGATGTCCATCAACACTAAATCCAACGATTTCCGTTTGGTTGCTGTTAAGCGTTTCAGTAACTCTTGTAGATGCAACTCGCGCCCATTCTTGGATACGTCCATCTGCATACATTGCAGTTACTTGTCCATACGCCTCGCCGTAAAATAAAAGATCCTCAGCAATAAAACTGTAAACAGATGATCCGGGAACGCGTGAATCTGGTTGGTTAATTACGCGGTTGGGTTCAACTCGTACCCCGGAAGATTTGATTCTTTGCTCTAATGGCAAGGATGCCACCGTCGAGCAGATAATGTTTCGCGCTCTTGCTACGGTTGGTATCGCCATAGCCTGTTGGCGTGTCGCTGACCCAAGAGAGCCAAACAAATTGCCGACGGTTGAGACATTGAAAGGTGTTGGGGTTGCAGCTGCATCAACCGTTAAACCTACTGGTTGTGGCTGCTTACGGAATGTATCTAAGATGCCCATTAGCACAAAATTATAGCATAATCAACCTACGATTATATCGATTTCCGAATCAGGTCGCGTCGCAAAGTGGCTGACCATCGCCATTCCAACCGTTGCACAAATTGTCGTAGCTGACGCCTTTCGTCCTAAATACCAGCCACCATCCTTGAATGGAAGTTTAACTGCGCTCAGAACTTGCTTGTTAAGTTCGGTCTGATTGCCATGCTGCAATCGTTGGGAGGTAATTGCCGACAACATTTCGTCACATGCCTGCCCATAAACAGCGCCATCGATGGCAGTTGTTTGGATTCCTGCCGGGGCTAAACGGGCAGCAACGGCACCTGCGGTCTGACGACTAAACGCAACTGTTTCAACCTGGTATTTACGCGCCCAGACTGCAACTGAGTTGGCTATCTCCTTATCGTCAAGATTTACTGGATTTGAATATGTCTCCAGTAAGACAACGCTGAACTTGTCCCCAACAAGTCTCTGCGCTGCCACAAGTGCCGCTGCTCGCCTGTCCGGTGAGAGATCAATAGCCATCCAAGTTGGTTGCTCCCGATCCAAAGTGAGCGTACCCTCATAGACGCACTCTGTCCAACTTGACGGATTGATGGCTGGATTGATTTGACTCACCCATTGGCATAAAAGTTCTGTACGGATAATTGATTCATCATCTGACATTGCTGACCTAAGATTGTCGATGTGAATAGTGTGTCCAAGGCTAGGGTTGGCTTGTTGCCACCCTTTAACATCATCGATCGCGCAACCAGGTTCGGCTGACCATTCAAACCAGCCAATCGCATCATCTGATCCAGCGGCAGCAGCTAGTCCGCGTTCTCTCATTCGATTCAGGATTACTGAGTGCTGATCTCCAGCATTTGAATACATAATCGCTTGCGGATTCTTAGATGCCATCTGAGTAAAACGAAGCGATGCCCAGACTTCGTCATCTTTGTATTCGCGTACTTCATCGAGATGAATTGTGTCAGGTGCTGCAATTCCACGAGCTGCTGAGTTGTTGGCTCGGACTAAATATCGAGCGCCATCGTTTAACTTGATTTCTTGGCTGCCCTTGGTCTCATACTTTTTTACAAACCGAGTCACAAGTTGTTCATTGGCTTGAATGATGTCATCGATCTTCCAGAAGATTTCAGATGAGGTTGTGAGTTTGTGAGCTGTGTGAATCTGTAACCTTTCGCCCCAGAGGAACATTCCAGCCAAGATTCGAAGCTGCATAAAGGTAGATTTGCCATTTTGACGAGCAATAATCACGCCTACCTCGTTGTGATGCCAGCGTCCATCAGGCTTGACGCGGTGCATTTCCATAGCCAGCAATTTTTGCCAGGGAAGCAGTTCAAAGTGTTTTCCAGTCACAGGATCAACCAAAGTCTCAACAAAATCAATCATTTCCTGTCCGCGAGATGGCAAATCGACGGGTTTTGACCTAATACGGGGTTCTGTCGCCCCTAGGTAAGCCGTAGGAGGCTGTTCTAAGCCTGTTTGAGGGTTTTGAGTCATAGTTACTCAGATGCTTCCTGATAGTGGCTTATCTGGTCGTTTTTGGGGGTATAGAGTCCAAGGGGGGTCATGGGTGTCTTATCGCTCTCAAAAAACCCACCCCCTTTTGATAAATTACATCGTTTGCATAATGCTTGAAGATTATCCATAGAGTCATCTCCTCCAAGCCTTCTTGGAATAATATGATCGACATGTGTAGCTTCTAGCCCACATCTCTGACATGTATTCTGATCACGCCTTAACACTCTACTACGGATCTTGCGCCATAGTGCAGTACTACCATCGTTGCGTAATGCTGATTGCTTAGCCATTAGTGGTAGTTGTACCGTTGGAAGAACGACCATGCTTTACATGGTGTGCCGTATCTGTTGTGTATGTACTTCAATCCCCATTGTATCTGTTGCTCTGGAGTAGCAGTCCTTAGATACTCTGATCTACCTTGTGGTATTCCATAATGAGAACCATTAACAGCTCTGTAATTCCATGCTGATTCTTTCCCATATAACTTACTTAAACATATCATCTGGGTTTTATCATCTACTAATACAGCTGCATATTCTTTTGCTGTTAATGTCTTTGCCTCATCTGGTGCTACTGCATTAGCTGGTGAGAACATAGATATCCCAATAGCCACTAGCACCGAGCGACCTACCCGGCTCACCGGGTCGCTCTGAACCCTTGATGGGTTCTGCGTCATTAGCGTACCGGACGTGTCAAGTTCCCCGTTTGATTGTCGGCGTGTCATTGATGTCCCCATCCTTTGCCCTTAAAGGTTATACCGAATGAACAGTAAACCCTACGCATAGATTGATTGCAACATATTGGATCTGCTTCTTCATGTATTGATCTTTCCATCTCCATTGATATCTGGCATGTCACGCATTTGTATTCGTAAATTGGCATGATAAGCAACTTCTCCTATCTTCAAATGTCCAAGCACCGCAGCTTGTACATCTTGTTATTTCAACTGTTGGCAATAGATCAGCCAAAATCGGCATAATGTCCTTGACTTTTACAAATGCTAGGTATTCGCCTGCATCTTCGCCTTGTCCATTGCACCTCATAATGACCATTGGTAGTTTTCCATCGGCATTTGACTCAGCTTGTTTAATCCAGGCTAAGGGTTGGAAATCACTTCTAGCCTTGACCTCAATACTGATTGTTGGCACATTAAGAATGTCCTCGCCTTGTCGCCCAGCCCCAGCAGTATCAGCATACGGAAACCATTCTTTAAGATAATCGGCTATTACCTTTTGAGTTCTATAGCCTCTTGTCTTTCGATGATTAGCCATTGACTGAATGACACTTCTTACATGTCCAAGTTGCATTGGCTGGAGTATCTGTGTTTTCAGATTTTGCTAGATGAGCAATAATAACTTCTTCATTACACAACTGGCATCTAACTGACATACTCATAAGATTCATCCATTGTCCGTTTATGTGTACTTCTACAAATCCCATCAGACGCTCCTCAATCTTTGTTTTTCCCATTTACCTGATGATGCAAGGTTGTACCAGCGAGTAGCACAATTTTGTGCTGGAGCGATATTGCCACCTGGGCAGAAGAATCCACCCCATGCCCTTCCGTTCTTCTCGCCTTCTTTCCATTTCATATCGCCATGCTCGCACTCCTCAGAGTTAGATTCTCCTAAAATGCCTTGAACTGTTGCAATAGCCTCAGCTGTAGTAATTGCTGGAGGCTGAGTGATATCACCATAAATCGGAGCATTACTCCAAGGATCAGCAGCTAGTGCTTCTTCCTTTGTTTTGTAACTTGGCACTTCATTCGCTTTTGCGATGTCCTTTGCACTTAGTCGTTCGACCTTGCTCATTTCCTCTCGAGAAGGTCTTTTACCTTTTGCTGCGTAACCGCCGTTTGCAAGTGCGCGACCGATCGCGCTAGTCTCGCAATTTTCCAACGCTGAAGTCGAATTAACACCGCGATCAGAAACCTTCTCCTCAGCGTATCCGGTTGAAAACGCCACGCTATCTGCGAAAGTTCGATATAGGTACGCTTTAATAATAAATCTATCATTTGCAAAACTCTCCAATTCTGTGCTTACTCGAAAGTCCGGAAAGTCCTTGATGAACTTTTCCAGTCTTGTTTCGACTGTTTCATAATCTGCTAGGTTAAATGCCATGTGGTAATTCGTCCTGTCCCATTAGGTAATCGGTTTGTTCTGGTAATGACCATACTGTGCCATCAGCCCAAGTCTGCACCTCGATCGCACAAGCGTTGCAATAATGCCTGCGTGTCCCGTTGCTTTTTGGGTGATTGCTTAAAACTGTGTAACTGGCTGGCTTTTGACCAAGTAGGGAATTGACCCCGTAACGTACTTTGCAGTAATCGCACCAAACACCAGGAGCCGCTTTAATAACTGTCAAGGTCATCCCAATCAGTTGATGCAATTTGTCCAGCGAGCGCAATGTAAGCTGCGCCGTCTTTGTAGCTGTCTGCGTGGAGGCTTGTCTCTTGTATTCGTGAGACTTTGACGAGTGCCATACAGATTGCAACTTCGTGTGGTTCGATATTGCGTTCGAGGAAGGCTGACCAAAGTTTGGCAATTCGAAGATGATTGAGAGCTGCCAAGCCGTAGTCTTTGCCTCGGTCTTGGATAAGGTCTTTTGCTTCGTCGAGGATATCATCAGCGCGCATTAACACTCACACGCTGACCGCTCTTGCCAACTACTAAACCCTCGCGCTTGCCTTCATTGAAGCCATGTGACCAGCCAACTAAATACCATAAGAAGTTAGCAGCTAGTAATATCAAGATTATTGGTACTTGTAGATCCATTTGTTTTCTCCCTTTTGTAATCCTTGGTGACTACGGGATTACGGTCTCACAAACCAGAGAGAATTACACGTCCATTTACATAACGAAACGATAACGATTCTCCTTCGTCAACTGCATCATCGAGTGTGCGTCTGATGTCAGGCGTGAAATCGTCCATCATCCCCAGCGCTTGCCTTGATAGATAAATGATCCATCTTTAGGATCGATTGGAATCAGTTCAGGCGTAAAGCGCTTACCATGTAATGTGCCTACAACAAAGCCCATCTGCCAGTTGGCGTAGCCTTTTGTGTAGTTCATTCCGGGGCTTGATAAGTCCACTAGGTTTCCAACCTCAACACCCCATACAATGCGCCCGTAGCGCCCTCCAGAGGCTTCTGAATGGGCACTGAGTCCTAGTCTGTGCGTGTGTCCAGAGACGATTGATTTACCCATACGCATAGCACCATTAAGCGCAGTTTGTCCAGGCTTGTTAGATAGTGGGAAAGCATCTCCATGGCATGTGTGCCACCCTGGAGCAAAGTCAAATCCGTTTGGATGATACTTAATGCCAGCCTTGTCGTACCCCATAAACTTGTCATATCGCAGCTCAGGCAGATTCATAAATGCTGGCAATCTGCGAGACAAAGACTTGTAAACACGAGCGCCATGATTAGATCCGACTACATCTGTAACGCCAAGGTATTCGAGAATCTGTAAAGTCAATTTGCGATCTTCATCGATGTTGCCCTCGACTTCTTGCCAAGGTTGTGCAAAGCCTCCCAGTTGTGGAAGGTCAATCTCATCACCAATACAGATTGTTTGGTGTGGCTTGTAAGCCCTTAAAAACTTGCCTAGATTCTTGACTGCTGCTTCATGAAAGAACGGTGCTTGAATATCTGAAATCCAAGCAATTCGTTTTACTGTCATTAGTCCTCATCGTCGTCCTCATAGTCACCAAACCGTTCTGGTTCGATAGGGTCTGGCAAGATCCAAGCTGGATATGCGCCTCGTTCAACGATAATGCCTAAGACTGTTTCCTCGTCAAAGCCAGCGCGTTTGAGACTTTCAGCGAATTCATACATGCCGATGCAGTAAGCATCGAGTGCGGAGTAATCTTGCTCAATTAGTTGCTTGGTTGCTTTTCTTGCCATGTGGATAAGTGTCCCTTACTTTTTGAGAAGTTCCATCATCTGCTCTTGGCGTGTCTCTATTCTTGCCAATCTGTCAGCGAGAGATGATCCACCATTCGGCGTAAGAGTCCACAACCAACCGCGAACCAGATAACGCAAACCGCCAACAAATACAGCAACCGTCGAGACAATGGCAAGGATGAACCCTGCCCAATCATTTGCGCTCACTGCGTTCTGCCATACTCTTTACGATTCTTGTCAGCCCAAGCTGCTAAAGGCGCAGTGATACCGGCAATCAAGATTGCATACTCAGGAGCAAAATCCATCGCTAGGGCTAGTGTTGCTGCGATTGCAGATGCACCGACTCCTATCAAGTAATCTCTAAAAGCAGCCTTGAACTTAGGTGACTTTAGACGCTTGATTAGTTCCTTCATATTTTGCCTCCTAGCATTGGGATGTTAAAAAACTTCGCACTTTCATCGCCAGCCTTTGTAAAGCTGATGTGAATATGTTTGGTGTGTGGATTGATTCCTGAATACTTTCGCCAGATCCAGAGGCTTCTAGCGCTTGCAATCTTTTTGTTAAAAATGATATATGCAATGCGTTTATCTGTTCTGGCTGCAATTCGTATCTGGTCGGCAAGGTGAGCAGCTGTATTGGCTTGTCTGTTGAAATCAGCATCGAGATCGATAGCCCGGACATACCCTGTAAGAGCGTCAGGGTTGTGATCGCTCTTTGTGGTTTGATGCCTGGCATCTGCGAAGGTTCCGTCAGAATCACGCTTTCGATCTGGATAAGAATCGTCTGCCTGCTCTCTAAACTGGATTACAGATTTAGATAATCTCGGCTTCAATAGTCACCTCAGGCTGTGGTGGACAGATGAATTGTCCGTCCCTGTACCACCATCCTGGAGATGGCTCAGGTACTACATCATCAATGTCAATCGCTGTTGGATAAAATTCAGCTACAAATTCATCATCTGCAACAATGCAATTGACTACGACTTCATTTTCAATAATTGCGAATCTGCTATGCATAGTATGAAATCCTCACTATACCGTCTGCGCCGTCTCCACCTGCTGCGCCTGTTGTTGAAAGTGCTGAAAGACCGCCGCCGCCGCCTGAACCTGTGTTGGCTAGTGCTGCAAATCCATTGATGTTAGTTGCAACAGCGATATTTGCTGCGATTGCTCCAGTTCCAGCACCGTAAGGCGCTGCGCTATCAGTAGCAGTGGTTGCACCTGTAGATCCTCTTGCTCCTCCACCGCCTGCTCCAAAACCATTAACACCGACTCGACCATTGGTCACATTTGTACCACCAGCCGTACTACCTTCGATTCCAATAGTAGCCTGAGTATTTACAAAAGCACCACCGCCGCCAGTTGCTCGCAAGTCTGCGGATGCGGCTGATATTGCAGTTCCGCCACCGCCTGCAAGTGTTGCTGTTGCAGTTGCACTTGTAGCTACATCTAACGCTGTAACTCCGCCGCCACCATTTCCACCAAATGAGCGAATAAGTGTGTTACCAGATAAAACAATTTCAGAATATCCGCCATTATTACCGGCAGCACCAATAGCACCGCCTGTTCCTTTAGCACCTATTGTGACTGTGTAACTTGAACCCGGTGCAGTAACTAGTTGTACTTGCTTAACTGCTCCGCCGCCACCGCCACCGCCACCTGCTGCGCGAGTATTGACAGAATTATCAACACCACCGCCGCCACCGCCTGCGCCAACGACAAGGAACTCAGCTGTGTAAACACCTGCCGGACATGTCCATGTGCCGGATGTTGTAAATTCTGCGATTCTATTTGTAGCTGCTGGGATCTTTGTAAATGCCATTAGGAAATCTCACTTCCAAATACTGTAAAGGATAGATCGGCAGTTGAAGCATAAACACGAATCTTGTCTGTTGCATCCATTGTTGCGCCAATAGTAAATGAAATAAATCCTGCGCCACCGATGACAAGATCATAAGCGATGTAGTCTTTCGTCGCTGTTGCTGCGCCATTGACTGAAACAGATATGCGAAATGTCGCATCTGTTGCTGCTCGATTAGCGACCACGATAGTCGATACCACCGTCTCGGTTGCTGCTGGAACTGTGTAGATATCAGTTGCAGTCGTAGCAGCTGGTGCGGATTGTCCTAGAACTTTATACGTTGTTGCCATTATGCTCCCATAAGTAGAAATGGATGGATGATTGCGCTTACTTTAAGATCGACTACTTTTACAGTTGTGTCGATGGCATTGCCTAGTGTTCTCATGGCTAAAGCGCCATCCTTCACATAAGCTGTATTGTCCGGCTCTGGCCAGCCATAATTGGGGCTAGTTGCCATGTGTTCTCCTAATCGTCATATGTACTCCACGTCTTTGCTGGATCGACCGCACTCCAGATAAGAGCTGCGGAAACGTCTTGCCATCGCGTAGGCGTAATGGAATAAGTATAGTCGGTCGTCGCCATGGTAAGGCTCATTTCAGTCCGACTGATAGACATCGTGTAACCCTCTACGAAACCCCGGTAACTGGTGTTCTTAATCGGTATCGGCAAAGCTGTGATCTGGATTGGCTTGCCTAGTACGCCTGCTAAGAATATGTTTCTGTCTGCATCGCTGACCAGACTTGAACCTAGTTGAATGGTAAAGGTTGACAGAGAGGTACGGGGATAGGCTCTGAGAGTGATGTAGCGATCTGCCTGAGTTTGAGCATCTGTGGCATTTTCCAGCTCTGTAGCAACCGTTGCTGATTTTAAGCCGTAGGTTGCTTGGCTAGTTGCATCCGATGCTGACTCTGTGCCTGCTCGGTAAGATAACTCAATCGAGTTTGTAATATCGGCAAGTGTTTTTTGTGAACTAACAGATGCCCAGTTAATATAAGAATTAGGAATTACCTTGTAGCCCGAAGCTGTGGCATCTACGAACCTGCGAGACTCATTAGCAAAGCCGACTGTGCCTGCTGGTGTCTCATAGATGTATCCGAAAGCCTGACCTGCATAATCTGCGGCATAAGTGTAGGCATCGTTTAATGGTGGAGTGACAGCCTGGAACTCATAGACGCCTGGACTATCTACCACATCGATGCTAACCCCTGCATCAGTCAGAATTCTTGTCATTCGGGCAGTATCCATTTCCTTTGCCCAAGCTGTGTCTCCGATAATTACACGAGCCATATCCGCAAAAGATCCAACGGCAGTAACGCTCTGGATGGCTACCGTCGCAGCTGTACCAGAACTTTGAATTACGTTATCAATCTGGCTGACCTTGCCTGTAAATATTGTTACATCTGTGCCAGCGCTATTCTTGACCTTGATAACGACTGCCTGATTCATATCGATAGCGTTATCGACATTGGTGTCATTTAGAATTGAGATCGTGGCGTAACTGGTACGCGCCTGCTCCCAGATATTTGTACGACCAAATGAAACAGATATTGAGGACAAGGCTTTAGAAGTAAAACTTGTCCCAGCAATCGTTACGGTCGGCTGTGGATTCCAGGTCATGTAGTCTGCAATCTTGATTGACCAATACGATTGAATCCACCTGAAAGAGTTGCCTCCTGGTTAAGAACGTTCACGATAGATCGAGCTGTGCCGATGGCATCGATTGCGCCATTGACTGTAATGTTAATAACGCCACCAGCGCCACCCATACGACTGTTAGGAATAATGCTGCCGCTAGATGATGGAGTAAATAATTCCGGTCCTTGCTCGCCTACGAGATAGGTTGTGCCTCCTGTAAC